ACCACGATCACGAAGTTGAATCCAGAAGTTATAAAGAGGTTCATAAAGATCATTGACCCAGATCTTAAGATGGGGATACTTCTTAGTCATGTAGATAGCAACACTACCACCACCAAGAAATGGTTCGCGAAATTCATCATACTCCCGAAGATCGGGAAAGTATGGTGCCATACGTGTACATGCGCGGGACTTGCCGCCAGGATAACGAAGAGGAGTTTTCAAAGATTTCATGATTAAGAGAAGCTTTTAATGTAATCAGACAGATGCTTGTCGTCTTCTTCAAAGAAGTCCCTATAACTGAATGGAAGTTCTTTGCCCTTAAGATCATTTTCAAACATGAAAAAATGTTTTGCTTCAGGGTTGCAGTGCGCTTTCACATCTGTCTTGGTCTGTCGAATATTGTAGAGCATCTTGCCAGGGACGCAACATGCTTTTCTCTTTAGAGGTTCTACAAAGATGTAATAGTCAGCAGGTTTAAATTCTTGATCTGAGTTTCCTCTGCCATTTTTAACAATTACATTCCTGACAGACATTCCACCCTTATTCTTGAATGTAACTTTTTTACATTCGTAGTATTTTTTATCAGAACCTAGAAGATCTTTACCAGTAAGATTAACTCTTTGCAGATGTCCGTTACTGAAATATTCTAAGGACTTTTCAATTGCAACTCCTAGACGAAAGTAGCTTGTAGGATCGTTAGGAGTTTTCAAAGTAGAAAATAGACGAGAGAGATTATCAATCTCCAGGACTTTCTTCAGTTTCAACATGATAAGTAATCGGATGATATTTCAAATATTCCCAGAAGGTTAACTTCATTTCTTTATGAGTCATTCCACAATGTTTTGCAGCAGCAGGTAAAGTCATTGTGCAGTTGAACAATGCCTCATTTGCTTCTGCTACATTTTCTGGAGTAGTTTTTACTCTTGGTTCAGTAAGAGATTTGTAATCAATTTTAAATAAATTCAAAATACACCTACATCTGTGTGATCACTGTGAAGGATTATTCCATCTACTTTATTAAGTAGTTCTCTCATATCTTCATGAAGAAGACGATATCCTGAACCAACATAAAATTGACCAAAGACGACTGCAATGGTTGCAGCACCCCAGAACACATAATAGAACCTAGACTTAACTTGTGCTCTTAGTTTTTCTTTATTTGTATTCATTTGAAGTTACAATCCACCATAATTTCAGTTAGACATGCAAGCATGTTTATTTCTTGATCTGCTACGAAGGCAGCCTGATACTGATACTTAGCAAGCACAAGCACAGCAGCAGGAACACTATTGTTTTCAAGGGCATTATAAAGAGCATCGTAAATACGACGCATAAGTACAGTGGTGTCATTATCCAAATTAGAAACGACCCATTTACGTACTTGAGGAAAGTTTTTCTCCTTAAGGTTTTTAATGAGATCATTTACTGCTACGTCAGAGAACGTTGAAAGAATGCCTGCATCGATTTTACCACTGACCGAATACCTTTGACATTCATTGAGAACCCGTCTCCAGTCCGGGAAGTGTTTGTTGATGAGTTCAACAAGTACTTTGTTGTCGTATTGTACTCCCTCAATATCCAAGATGTATTGGAGCCGCTTAAAGAATGCTGCTGCAATTGCCGTTCTTTCTTTTCCCTTAATTCCAAATTCAACCACTGTGGTTCGGGAGTGCAGTGGTTCGAGGATTTTGTTTTTGTAGTTACAGGTGAAGATGAATCTGCAGTTACCAGCAAACTCCTCAATAAACGCCCGTAAGAGGAGTTGTACATCATTGGATGTGTTATCTGCTTCATCAATGATGATGACTTTGTGTTTAGCATCAGACGTAAGTGAGACGGTCGAAGCGAAGTTTTTCGCATTGTTTCGGACAGTATCGAGGAATCGACCTTCATCGGATCCATTGATGACATAAACATCTACTCCAAGTTCATTACACAATGCCTTTGCCACTGTGGTCTTACCAATACCTGGAGGACCAGCAAGCAACATGTTAGGAATTTCTCCTTTATTTAGAAATTCCTGAAAGGTCTTTTTAGTAGACTCTGGGAGAATACATTCTTCAATAGTTTTAGGTCGATATTTCTCAACCCAAATAAAATCACTCATAATCAAACCTCACCTACTTTCATTTTTGTATTTTAACTCTTAGTTTGGTTCCAGAGCAATATAATACTTCAAATTATTTTTGCTATTGGTAAATTCAGATAACAATTTAGAAGAAATTACCACTTCATAAGAACCTGGAATAATTTTAATGTTTTCCACCTTAAAATTATATGTGAATTCTAAATCAGTTTCACCAACAACAATAGCGAATTCATTAGAAGTGTCATTCTTCTTATCACGAACAACAAGTTTAATCACTCCTGCTTTACCAATCACAGAAAAATCTGGTAGTTGATAAACTGCAGCAGCTTTCAAAAGTTTTTCTCTTGCTGTGTTATCCAACTCAAAACAAACATCCTTAGATGGAAGTTCGAGTTTTTTATCTGGTGGTGCTGCAATTACTTGAGGATCTGCATAAAAATACTTTACTCTTCGATCACCTTCACGAATCATAAGATAAGAAGGATCAGTAAAGTCAATATCAGGATCTTGATGAAGATCAAGTCCATTAATAAACTGGTTCAGATCATAAATTGCAAATTCTCTAGAAAACTCTTCAGAAATTTCTGCCTCTGCAAGAATATTTCTAGCAACAGACATAGTTCGAAGTTGATTTCCTTTCTTTACAAGGATAGAATTATTGATCGTTGCAAAGTTTCTCAAAATCTCAAGAGTTGGAGAAGTCAATTTCATAGTTTGTTCTTTCAGTTTCATTGAGGATAAGTTTCACGTTGTGCATTCTTGTCGTTAAAATGCATCAGAAGAACAGCATAATGCAAAATCTTCATAATGTCACGTCTTGCAGTACCTTTTTTATCATATCGAGAAGCATATTTGAGAATGTTGGAACGGGAAAATGCTTCACCATCACCACAAGCTTCAATCAGATCAAGTGTCTGAATTTTGTCATCACCGGCAGAGTAGTGAGCATTGTAAGTTCCTCGAATGTACTCAAGAAGTTCTTTTACAATTTCTTCTTCATTGTACTTCCATGGAGTACTGGGAGATTGTTTGATAATTTCTTCATTCATAGTAATTTTGTCGTTAATCAAAAATTCATAATCACTGTGACCCCAAGGAGCAAAACCATCTTCAAAATATTGGGGGAAACTAGATTCACTTTCCATAACAATGTAAATAGTTACCCCCCAATTATATCAAAGACCGTCGTTCATGTCAATTTGACTAGGTTCTTCAGTATCGCGAATGGCATTGATGTCGAAATTGGCATCAAGTTTATCGTAAAGATCCATGAACGTTGTCTTTGTCTCTTCATCAAAACGATTCACACACATCTGAATTGCTTTCTCTTTGTTACCAAAAATAGAGTATGCTTGAATAGCATGAACAAGACGACGAGTGCTGATCAGTTCATCCAAAGTTTGTTTTTTGAATCCGATCCTAGAGAGGTTTGCCCAATCACAGAGACGCTTGCAAAAATCACGATCTTCTACACCCAAATCCAAAGCAATACCTTCAAGGATACGTTGCTCAATAGAAGGAGATGGATAATCTTGCTCAAAAGTAACAGGAAAACGCTCCAGGAATGCTTCATTCAAAACATTAGTGCCAATAAAACGTCCATCGTCTGAACCTTTACCTTTAGTATTGGCAGTAGCAATCACATTAAAACCAGCAGAAGGTTTTACAAACTTACCAATCTTCTTCAGGAATACTCCTTTTCCTTCGAGGATTGATTGAAGGCAAAGAATCTTATTGGAAGCCAAGTCAATCTCGTCAAGCAGTAGAATCGCACCGCGCTCCAAGGCTTCGATGACCGGACCATTGTGCCAAACGGTCTCACCGTTAACAAGACGGAATCCGCCAATAAGATCGTCTTCATCAGTTTCAATGGTAATGTTTACACGAATCAATTCTCGTCCGAGTTGAGCACACGCTTGCTCAACAGACATTGTTTTGCCATTCCCAGAAAGTCCTGTAATGAAGATCGGATAAAAAAGATAGGAGTGAATAATTTTTTTAACGTCACTAAAGTTGCCAAACTTGACGAAGGTATCATCTTTTTCAGGGATAAGGTTTTGTTCTACGGAAGGCAATGCTGCAGGTGCCTGATAAGTGCGTTCGATTTCTTCCACTTTTTGTTGAGTGACTTCAAGATTCCACTTACCACGTCCCACTTTATAATCGGAGAGTTTGTTAGTAATGGTCTGATAGTTAGCGCCATTCATTGCACACCAAGCACGAATATCACCAGCAGTCACAGACTCACCGTAAAGTTCTTGAAGAGAAGTGCGGATGTAGTCGGCAGAGAGAGACATGATCATTTTGGTTTGAACTGAATACAGTATACAAAAAAAGAGGCATCTGGGGATGCCTCTATGTGCCAGTTTTGAAAGTGGATCACTTACGGAGACGATTCCTCCTACGTGTGCTTCTGGGTACTGGTGCAGTCGGAATTTCAAATACTGGGTTATTCAAAGGGGCAGGAACGTCTGGAGAAGGCATTTCTTCAATAACTGCAGGGATAACTTCTTCCGATACTTCAGACGCAGGTTCAGGTGCTGGTACTGCTTCTACAACTGGTTCTGATGCGGGTTCTTCTTTTTTTCCCGATACTAAATCTCCGAATCTACTCATTGTAATCTTTGCGTTTTGAAAGTATTTATTAAAAAAGGGAGGTCTAAACCTCCCTTATAATCATGCAATCAATTCAACAAACTCCCTAAGAATCTTTTTATTTGTCTTTTTACTATTTAAACTTTTCATAAAAGCAGTTTTAATTTGGGATTTTGTAGCGTCTTCTGGAACTATAAATTCTGTTTTATCAGAAACTGCATTTGCAGAAATTCCAAAATACTTGTGATATCCAGAACAACTTAGAGTGAAAGATTTATTTTTTCTCCAATCACTAACTGTTTTATCATGAACATCTCCGTAATATCCACAATAAGACCTAATAAAAGATCCAGCATCTCTTGGTTCAAGAAGACGGAATCCAATAAAGTTAACATCAGGTTGATTATCACGAATGTATCGAAGAAATACATCAACTTGCTTATTCCAGTCAACATCTAAACTATAAGTTTTCCCAGTTTTTCTATCACGAACAATACAAGAATTTTTTACTGCCCTTCTTCCAAGGGTAATTTCTCCCATTTTAGCATAATCATGGATGTTTACATGATATCGAAGACCTTGAGATTCTCCGTCAGTAAGAATAATACATTGAACTTTTTGAAGTTTATTTTCTTTCCTAAATTTAGGGAGAATTTTATTGAGAACCATAATAGTTTCATTGAGTGGGGTTCCTGAAAGAGCCATTCCAAGAGGAACCGGAACTTCAGTATAGGTCGAAAAAGTAGTAGCAATTCTCCAAATATTTTTCATTTGATGATCCAATGTTTTACTACTTACTTTATGAGTAAAGATATTCATCAAAGAAAAACACTGATGAATTTCTAGAAGTCCATGCTTTTCTTCATAAGCTCTATCCCGCATACCATCGTCGTCATAAATTGGATATTCGCAAGTGAATGCATAAACCTCAAATGGAATGGAAGACCTCTTACAGAACCAAATCAAGTTATAAAGTTGTTTAATAGTATCGAGCATGACTCGACCCATAGATCCCGACCAATCAAGAACAAAAACAAGACCATGATTTTTTCCATCAGAAAATGTAGTAACTTTCTTGAATAGATCTTCATTGTATTTGTAAGTATGAAGTTTAGAGCAATCAAGAACACCAGTACGTGAAACACTAGCACGGGCATAAGCATCTGCAGATTTGCGACACTCAAACTCTTTAATCAAGTAACTTACTTCACGTTTGGCAGAAGATTTGAACTTTTCATATTCCAAATCCATAGTTTCCAAATTTGCCTTGATACGAGTTTTAACATACTCACCATCATCTTCATCAAATGACCACTGATGATCACAGTTTTTGTGAATTTCTGAATTTGGAATAATAATTTTTTCTACATCAATATCAGGAATTTCTAGATAAACATTTTCAGTTCCAATAGAACAAATCAATTGCTTCAATGCCTCATCAAAGGAGTCCATTGTCTTAACTTCTGGTTCATTAGAAGAATCCTCTTCTTGAGTAGAAGATTTTTCTGACTGTGCTGGTTGCTGCTTCAAATCACTTTGCTGTACTTGATAATTATCACTATCTTCTTGTTCTTGACTATCACACGATTCGGATTCTACATCTCCGGGAACAGAATTACCAAGATCAGAAAGAAGATTAGTATCCACAGAAATATCTTCTTTTTCAGAATGCTCATATTTACAATAAGTATATAATTTTTCTGATGCATCAAGAACATCATCAAATGACACACATTCAGAAATCATATTAATAATTTCCATTTCTTCCCCTTCTTCAATAGGGATATTGACATAATCACCAATTTTAAAAAACAAGTTTGCACGATCAGCAAGATTCATTTCTTCCAAATCTTCTTCAGCAATCTGAAAGAAATCGCGATCATTTAATTCTTTGTATGCCCTATTAAAATTCTTTACAATACCAACATATCTCTGCTTAATTTTCTTTTCAATACGAACATCTTCAACAATGTTAACAAATTGAGGAGGAATTTTACGATCAGCAATCCAGTTAATATTGGGAGTATAAAGTGCGTGTCCTACTTCATGCCCAACCAACATGTCATAAACATCTTCAGATGCATATTTCCACATCGGAAGGGTCAATACACGATTTTCAACATCAAATGATGCAGTTTCAACATTACGGTGCTCTACAACAATGTTTTCCATTGCAAGGAGTTTGGCAAGGTTGGACTTGATTTCTTTGTTGACGGTCATGGTGGGTCTCTTGTGTGATGTAGTCATCATACAAAAAAAGCAGGTCCTAAGACCTGCTAGTGGACAGTTTCAGAACTGGATCAATATCCCTTCTTCTTTTTCTTTTTCTTGGAGTGACCACCGCCACAAGAGGACTCAACGATCTGATCTACCCATGCCTGACTCATTACAGAAATAATTCTAGATGCATTACTCTCAGAAGAAGCAAATCCCTCAGAAATAAGATATTCTGAAATTTCATAGTAATAATCTTCTTTTCTAAATCCTTTCATCAAAGGATTAGGAGTTTTTGGTTTTGCATAGTTCTTACCATAGATGCGCTCATTTTCTCTTCTAGCATATGCAGAAGCTTTTGCCTGAGATTCAGAACTACCTTTAACAATTCCAGTTTTTGGATCCTTTCCTCTCAATCGATCATATTCTTTATTGATTTTTGCTTTGGTTTCATCTTTTTTTGTAGATGAAGTAGGAGATTTATCCCTGGAAGTAGGAGATTTATCCCTGGAAGTAGGAGATTTATCCCCGGAAGTAGGAGATTTATCCTTGGAAGTAGAAGTTCCAGGTTTTCCGTAATTTGGATTGTTCACTAGACCCTCAGCAGGAGGAATATTCGCCAGTCCAGTTTTGGTTTTACCTTTAGATGCTGGTTCGGTTTTACCTTTAGATGTGGGTGATTTAGATGGAGTAGTAGGAGCGGTATCTCTGGAAGCAGTTCTCTTACCGTCTCCGGTAGCTAAACCAAGTGCTGTTCCACCAGCAATAGCAGCACCAGCTGCAACCTTACCTTTGTTATTTTTAGCAGCTCTTGCTAAGTCCTTAAGAAATTGTGAAGTAGTTCTTCTAGAAGAAACTGTCTTCGCAGTTACATCAATTACACCATCGCCTTTAAGAGTTCTTGCTCCCTTATCAACAGTAGATCTTCCAGTTGGACCCATGTCCTTAACTTTGACCTTCTGAACCCCAGGAGTTGTAACACTAGCAGATGGTCTCTTAGTCATTGCACCGCCTGGTTGTCTTGGTGCTCTTGGAAGTCCAGGACCACCTGTTCCACCTGGACCCCATGCAGGTTTTGGTGCCTGTCTTGGAAGTCCAGCACCAGGTCTAGGAATGTTTCTTGTTCCTAATAGACCACCTGTTGATTTCGGTGTTGTAATTCTACCAGGAAGTGCAGTTCCCTTTGAACCATCTGGACCCATTCGAGAACCACCTTTTGATGAAATTCCACCGGAAGATGCTACCTCTCT